TTATTTTTTTGTTTTATTTTCTAGAATCATGATTTTAACTTCCAAATCATTAACCCTTTCATACAAATCAATTGGATTTAATAACTCAGATGATAGATGCATCCTGTATTCCCAAACTTCAATGATATCTCTTGGACTAATCTCAACATTAGGAAATTCTCTTCTATTATCGCTTTTACAATACAGACTCCCATATTTTTCTATACGATTCAGAACTCTCCTAATCATTATACCATTAGTTTTGGATACAATTATATAAACCCGATCATCCTTTATATCAATCATCCAGTTATCAACCCATTTACCAATTACAAAAGATTTATCATGTAATGTTGGATACATACTATGCCCATCGAGTTGAAACATCCTGTTTATTCCTTGATTTATATTAGGAAACTTATAAGAAGGTAATCCTTGTATGAAATTTGAGTCTCCATACTTAGTTAAATAATCGGTAGTATCTTTTATTGGTACAAAGACAATATTATCCTTCTCCGATTCATTAACAGAGATAGTTTTAGAAATTTCGTTGGGATTTAATTCTTCAACAGTATGAATTAAATCATCATTTTTATAATTTGACCGATTTTTCTTTCCTTTATTTAATAGAATCCACTCGAAATTTATTTCGAGTTTTTCAGCTAATCCAATTATAAAATCTATTTTCGGTAGTGTTCCGTTACGATAATTTCTAATATTTGCTTCACTTGTATGCATTGATTTAGCAAATTTAGAATTATTATCAGAAAAATATTCAATAGCTATTTCATTGATTTTCAATGTGATATCGCTCATACGTGTTGAAATAACATATTACTCGAAACAAATTTCGAATTTTACTTTTTTTATTCGAAACAAATTTCGATATTTGATTTTGCAAATAGAAAAAAACATTTACAAAATCAAATATATGAAAAATATTCTCCTACACCCGAAACACAAAAAGAAAATAGCCAAGGATATCGGAGTAAGCAAACAAACAGTAGATATGAGCCTTAGCTATGTTTTCAACTCATTTAACGCAAAGAAAATCAGATTATTAGCAAAAGAATTATTAGTAGAAGAAGCAAGAAAAATTAATGACGTCGATATAATAAATTAAAAGCCGAAACTATGTTCGAATATAACCATAATAATATCCTATGTATTCAAGCTTCCTGGATTGTTGAAAGCGGTATCGTTAGCGAACCAAATTATAAACAATTATGCTCAAGAGGACATCTTAAAAAACTTACTATAGGCGGCAATGGTCGAAAAGCTCTAATTCAATTCGATACGATGAGATCTGATATAAAAAGTAAAGTAATAGAACTTGCAGGAGATCCATATGAAAAAGTAACCACTATTACATTTGTTGACTATATCGAACAAGATCAAAAAGCATCTAATTTTTATAGAAATTACACATTAGACAATGGCGAGGGACTTCCCGAAAAAAATATAAAAGAGTATAGTTGCAATGCCTCAATAATAAATGCTATAAATACCATTGTAAATTCTAAAATAGCACAACGCAAAGCACTTGCGGGCTCCAAAGCAAATATTTGGGAAAGAATTGCAGAAGTAGTTTCTGAATTACCTAAGCACACCTACCCACACTCCCTTCCAAAAAATCAAAGAATCCTTAGAAACAAAATTAAAAACTATTTAAAAGATGGTTACGAAATATTTATTCATAAATCTTTTGGCTCTAAAAATGCTGAAAAAATTAATGATGCCGCCAAAGCTTTCGTGTTGGCATGCTGGACCAATCCAGTAAAACGAGTCTCAAATTATACTCAACTACTAAGAATATATAATGAAGAAGCTAAAGTTCAAGATTGGAAACTAATAAAATCAGAACAATCACTGATAAATTTCCTATCCGATCCGAAAATTGAACCATTATGGTGGGCAAATCGATTTGGAGAACTAAAATTTAAAGAAAAATTTATGATGCCGTTCAAAACTACTCTTCCATCTATGAGGGATTCACTTTGGTATTCTGATGGTACAAAAATCAATCTCTATTATCAAACTAAAGACGGCAAAATGAAAACTATCAATGTTTATGAAGTAATGGATTCTTACAGCGAGGTATTTCTTGGGTATCATATTTCTGAAAATGAAGATTATGAATCCGGTTATCAAGCTTTTAAAATGGCAATAAAAATATCTGGTCATCGCCCATATCAAATATCATTTGACAATGGATCAGGCAATAAAAAACTCCATAATGGTGGCTTTTTTGATAAAATTTCACAATTAGCAATCAAAACACAGCCTTACAATGGTAAATCTAAAACTATCGAAAGCGTGTTTGGAAGATTTCAAACCCAATTTTTAGCACAAGAATGGAATTGGACAGGGCAAAACATTACAGCTACAAAACTTTCTAGCCATTCTAATATGGAATTTATATTGGCTAATCCTGATAAACTCCCAACACTAAAAGAGCTAAAAACGATATACCAGGAAAAACGCACACAATGGAATCAGGCACCTCATCCTAAAACAGGAAAACCAAGAATCGACATGTACTATGAAAGTATTAATCCAGATGCGCCAAAAGTTACACCTTTTCAGATGGTTGATTTCTTTTGGATTGAGAGAAGTGTTCCTATTACATGCACCTCCTCAGGCGTGAGTTTTAAAGAGAAAAAGGTACAATATGATTATGTAGTATACCAACAAAACTCGCGAACAATAGATCAAGAATGGCATGTAAAAAACGTAGATCAAAAATTTTACATCAAGTTTGACCCAGACGACATGAGTCTAATATACCTATATAAGAAAACTCCGTTGGGATTAAAATTTGTGACAGCAGCTGAAACTAAAATTGAAATACATCGAGGGCAACAAGAACAAGAAGATTGGGAGGCTCAATACTACAGAAACCAAATAGAAACTATCAAACAGACAAGGATAACCATTCAAAATCAAGTAGAAGCTAATTTGCAAAAACACAATATGAGTGCAGAGAATTATGGATATAGAACCCCAAACCTAAAAGGCATTAATAGCAATCGGAAAAGTAAAAAAGTAAAAAACGACATCGCTCAATATCAAAAAAAAGTCAGCGAAATGGTTCTTACTGAAGATAACGAAAGCATATATGATTTAATGTAAAAATAAATTAACCTAAAAATTAAAAAATATGACAACAGAATTTAAATCACAAGTAAAAGAAAAACTAGCAAGTTACATTGTTCAAAAAGGAAGCCAAAACAAAGCCGCTAATTCATTAAACGGTGTTTCTGCAGCATTACTTTCACAGATTATGAATGATAATCATAAAAACATTTCTGAAGTAATGTGGAGAAATGTAGCTTCACAAATTGGGTACAACTCTAAAAAATGGTTTTGTATTGAAACGACAGATTTCAAAATAATATCCGAACTACTAAGAGATGCCCAACAACACGCCAATGTTTTTGCTATAACTGGCGATGCCGGTTCCGGAAAGTCAATGTCCTTTGGGATTTATACAAAAAGCAATAAGAACTCTTATTTATTGAGTTGTGCAGAATATTGGAATCGCAAAGAATTCCTAATACAATTGCTTATTGTGATGGGCGTAGATTATAGCGGTTTTACTATTGCAGAAATGATGAATGAAATTGTTAAAAAATTAAAATCTCAACAAACACCCCTTATCATATTAGATGAAGCAGATAAATTACCAGATACTGTATTATACTTTTTTATAACCTTATATAATAGACTAGAAGAACATTGTGGAATTATTCTATGCGCTACAGACCACCTGGCTAAACGCATCAATAAAGGTATCAAATTAAATCGCAAAGGATATAAAGAAATTAACTCCCGAATAGGCAGACGCTTTATTGAACTAAAAGGAATCAACTTTACCGACGTTACCCAAATATGTATTGCTAATGGTGTCGAGGACGCTAAATCTATAAAAGACATCTTCATAGATTCTGAGGGTGACCTCAGAAGGGTAAAACGAAAAATTCATGCAGTAAAAAACAAAGCAGAATGTCTTTAAAAAGAGCTGTTTCGGTTGACGAAATAACAAGAAAAAAGTTCATTGAATTAGAACTTCCTTCACAATTTAAAAAATTGCTAGGAACACCTGAGCGTTCAGGAATATGGATAATATGGGGAGAGAGTTTTAACGGAAAAACAGGATTCTCACTACAATTAGCCAAAGCTCTAACACTATCTGGAAGGGTTTTTTACAATACACTTGAAGAAGGTGCGCGAAAATCAATGCAAAATGCCATTGTCTTACAAAACATGCAAGAAGTAAAAAGACGCTTCCTTATAGGTAATCGGGAAAACATAGAAGATTTAAAAGTACGATTACGACGAAAGAAATCACCCGATATTATTTTTATTGATAGTCTGCAATACACCGGGCTTACCAAAAAAGAGTACAAAACACTCAAAGAAGAATTTCATAATAAACTATTCATTTTCATAAGTCATGCCGACGGAAAAAATCCGGAGGGCTCCCTGGCTAAGTTTGTTAAATATGATGCTGATGTAAAAATTAGAGTCGAAGGATACAGAGCAATGTGCTTATCACGCCTTGGAGGAGATAAAGAACCATACATCATTTGGGAACAGGGAGCTGCACAGTTTGACATTAAAATCAATTAATCATGCAAGAAACAGAAATAATTACTTTACCGAAAGTTAAGTATATAAAGAATTTATCATCAATCTTTAATCAAATCTCAAAATGACGACTTCTCAAACTAACATTAAAATTCAAGAATTAGAAACTTGGCTAATTCAAAATCCAAACAATGCCCAACGCAGTTTAATAGAAAGTGATTTGAAAAATTTGCGAAACGATTTAGAGTATAAAAACCAAATAAACAGCCGTATTGCATTATTATATTTATCACTTCAATTTTGCTCCGAGCAAATGAAAATTTTTACTATTGGCGAAAGAATATGCGTTAATCAGGAGCGTTTTCAATGGATGCATATACTATCAGAACCAGATGCAGAGCCCCGCCCTGTTTCGGCAACTATTGAGACTAAAATAAATGATATCACTAGACTGGTAGCTATTTACAAATTTAAGCCATTTAATGATGATCCATTTGATTATAAAATAGAAAATGAATAGTGTCTGCACAATAATCGTGTTGGGAATTCTACTTATAATTACCAACCTTAGACCTATAATGCTATTTCATGAATGGCTTAACTTTAAGATAATCACTACTTTTAAACAATATAAAAATGAACGTAAAAATAAAACCAATTACCGATCATGAAAGCTATGAAGTAAATGGTCATACCATATATAAAGACACTTATGGAAAATGGAATTGTAAATATGATTTATCACACAAAGAACTCCATGCATTTGACCAATATGAAAATATTGTTATTAAAAATCCAAGATTTAAAAAACATACCAAAGCAACTTACAAAGGTTAAATTGAATAAAAATGAAGTTGCCTTAAACTTCTTTTTTATCTAAGAAAATTAAAACTCGAAAGTTCTTTCTAATAAGAACGAAATTTCTTTCGAATTCAAGATGTGGTATATAATCTCATTTAAATGAATTCATAGAAAAAAAACAGAACTAACCTCTGTAAAACAATCACTTAACTATAATATTAATAGAAAAACCCCAACATAAAGTAGGCTTTTTTTATTGATTCTTTTATTTTATTTTTGCTCATATGTCAATCTCAATAAATAGAAGTCTAGGTATACAAAGAAATAAGCTGTTGCGTTACAGACTTATTAAAGAATTGTATTTAAAACACAAAACAGATGACATACCTACAACTGTAGTATGGCGTAAGTACATTTGTCCTGTTTATCCAATATCCCGTACCACTTTGTATGAAGTTCTTTGTACACCAGTAACTTCTGAACTAAAAAAAGTAGAAGATGCTATAAATAATCAAACAAAACTTTTATTGTAAACAATAAACGACACCAATACCATAAATGGCTTCATTAACTTGAAAGCCATTTTTTTTTGTTTTTATTTTAGTACTGACCTCTTTTCATTTATTACTTTTTTGTTGAGATTAATTTGAATTCTATTTATAAAATCCCTCTCTCCATTTCATTTAAATGTATCTCATTTTTTAAGAAAACCTCCCTTTTTTAAGCTTTTAAGAGAACAGCTGTAAACTTACTTTACAACTATGTAAAGTCATGATACATAAGTGTTCAAGCACCGTGCATCTGTTTTTTTAAGAAGCACTTTAAACCAATCTTTGCTACATCAAAAGGGAATAATCGTAAGAATTAAATTGACCATTGAGCTTAAACTGACCTTAAAATTACAGCAATTGTTGCTTCTTAATAATTTAAAAATAGTGAAACATTGAATGGAACACTTTCTATACCCAACCCTTACTGCATTTTTTGCAGCATTAATTACCTGGTTCTTTTCTATGCGAAAATCATTAGCAGAAGAGAGAGCAGCCGAACTCGACAATGCGGTAAATGCGGTAAGATATTATCGTGAATTACTCGACGATATCTCAGTTCGATTAACAGCTGCTACAGAGACTATTAAAACGATGGAAGTACAACATAGAGAGTTGATGCTAATAAACCACCAATTGGTTAGTGAGTTGCAAAAATTTAAACAATTAAACGGAAAAAACCTATGACACTTGCCCAAAAAACACTGGAAATTGCCATTGCCCAAATTGGAGTTGAAGAAATCCCAAGAAATAGCAACTCAGGTCCTGAAGTCGATATTTATTTAAGAAGCGTAGGACTCCCTAAAGGATATGCATGGTGCATGGCATTTATATATTGGTGTGCCCAAAAAGCAGCCCTTCAAAATGGAGTTAACAACCCTTTAAAGAAAACAGCAGGCGTACTGGAGCAATACCGATCAAGACTGCATTTGGTGGTAACCATACCTAAACTGGGGGATATTTTTATAATCGATTTTGGAAAAGGTTTGGGGCATGCCGGGATAGTCGAAAAAGTAGTAGGAAATATAATTCACACTATCGAAGGAAACACAAATGATCATGGAGGCCGTGAAGGCTATAAAGTTTGCCGGCGAAAAAGAGATATAAAAACCATAAAAGCTTTTTTAAGACTTTAAAATCAAGCAATAAAAATTTCTTAAGCTTCAAATTTAAAAAAATATGGACAAAATTTTGAAACAAGTTGGGTTATTGATTCTTCCAGTCATGTTACTAATTTCTTGTAGGAGTTCGAAACCAACTCTAATCGAAAACTCCACTCAAACGGTTACTATAAAGGAAACAGTACACGATACGGTTTTTAAAATTGAAAAAGATAGCAGTTCATACAAAGCATTATTAGAATGTCTAAACGGAATTGTAGTGATAAAAAATGTTACTCAAGCCGAACCAGGGCGTAGCTTAAAAAGCCCAAAGGTTCGCCTTGAGAACAATAAGCTGAGTGTTGATTGTGAGATTAAAGAACAAGAGCTCTACGCTTTTTGGAAATCAAAACAAGTTAATGATGTTCAGGTTAAAACCATCAACACTACCCTGTACATCAACGAGCTAACTTTTTGGCAAAAGGTGCAAATCTGGTTAGGCAGAATCTTCATTATAGTTCTAATCTATTGCATCATAAAGTTAATAAGCAAACTCAACAGATCTTTTTAA